CGCAGACTTATGCAAGCGCGAAGGATAACGCGAGAGCATTATATGCAGATTGTCTCGGACCTATCCTTCAGATGATACAGCAGAGAATAAATTCGTTTTTGCTTCCTATGGTGAACGCAAATCCGAACACTTATGTTGAGTTTGATTTGACCGAAAAATTAAAAGGTTCATTCGAGGAAAGAGCTTCTATTCTTCAGAGCGCGGTCGGCGGACCGTGGATGACGAGAAACGAGGCGAGAGCGGATAACAACTTACCTCCCATTGAAGGCGGAGACGAGCTTATTGTTCCTTTGAATGTAGTCGAGGGCGGACAGGCTTCTCCCCAAGACACTCACATGGACGAGCAGATTCCGATGACTACGATTGAGACCGAGCCGAAAGAGGCGAAAGTTAAGGTTAAGGCAAAATCGGTCAGATTAAATGTCAATTCAACGGAAGAGGAAAACGAGAAAATGGCGGAGGCTCTGTCAAAGTTTTTCAGGAGACAGAGTAAGGCTGTTCTTCCGAAAATAGGCGCAACGGATGAATGGTGGAATCAGGAAAGATGGGACAGAGAGCTTGCAGACGATTTAGAAGAATTGATTGACGAAATCGCAGATAAGCACGGCGAGGAAGTCGCAGAGGCTATCGGTTCCGAATACAACACCGAGCAGACGAGAAAATATTTGAGATTACTCTCTGAGGGCAGAGCGGCGGCAATCAATGAGAATACAAGAAAAGAGATTGAAGAAGCTCTCCTTGCAATAGAGGAAGATGAAGAAACCGAAAAAACTCCCGCTCATGTATTTGAAGTTAGAGAAGGAGATCATTCCAAAGTTTTAGGAAAATCTATTGCTCTGGCGGTTGCGGGATGGGCGGCACTTCATGAAGCTCCTCAGCAGGCGGAACAGAGAGGCGTTAAACCTCAGATAACGAAAACTTGGGTGACGGGAGACAATCCGAGAGATTCACACGCAGCTATGGACGGAGAGACGGTTGGCGTTGACGAAATGTTTTCTCTCGGCTGTTTCTGGCCGGGGGATGATAATCTCGATCCAGACGAAAGTTGCGGTTGTAATTGTCACACCGAGATTTTAATCACCTTTTAAGGAGGACACTATGAATTATAAAGAATTTAAGGTTGCCTATAAAGACGAGGGCAACGGAACGATTGAAGGCTATGCTTCAACATGGATAAAAGAGCCGGATTCTTACGGAGACATTGTAAGAAAAGGAGCTTTTGAAAACACACTCAAAGACAGATGGAACGGCGGAAAAGGTATTCCTCTTCTCTGGGCGCATCAGATGGATAATCTTTCCTCATATATCGGAACGGCGGATGCCGAGGAAGATGAAAAGGGACTTCACTTTGTCGCTTCTTTTGACGGAACGGATGAGGCGCAGAGAGTGAGAGGACTTTACAAAGACGGAAGATTATCAAAATTTTCTTTCGCTTATGATGTTAAAGATTGGGCGGAAGTAACCCTTGAAGATGGCAGAAAAGCGAATGAATTGAGAGACCTCGATTTATTCGAGATTTCCTGCGTTTGTGTTCCCGCAAATGATGATGCGGGCGTGGTAGAGGTTAAGGGCGGAATCGTTGAGATAACGGAATCTGTGACCGAAATCAAAGCAGGAAAGAGAAACAGCAAGAAAGACGCAGACGCAATCAAAGAAGCAATCAATCTCCTTCAGGGCGTTCTTGGGGAGCTTGAGGAAGAAGTTATCGAAACTGAAGAGGACGAAGTGAAGGCCAACGAGGCATCGGAGGAGCCTGAGCAGAGCAATTCGGCAAAAGACGGACTTCTTGAATACATTAAATCAATGGAGGTTTCGGAATGAATCTCAAAGAAACACTCGCCGCGAAAAAGGCAGAACTTGCCGAGCTGAAAGAGCGCATTGAAAACAATGACGCAGAAGCTATCGAGCAGGGTGAAGCCTTAAAGGCAGAAATCGAATCAAAAACAGCCGAGCTTGAGGCTGCGGAGAAAAAAACTGCGCTCCTCGAAACAATCGGCACAAAATCAAATTCTACGGAGGAAAAAGAAATGACCGAACTTGAAATGTTTGCTCAGAAGGCAAGCGAAATGACCGACAAAAAAGCAGGTGTCAGCGTTCACCTGAAGGCCGCTACCGATGTTGTAACATCTCCCACTATTGCGGATGTTGACAGAACTGTTGCTCCTCAGCCGAGAAGAAGAGCTATTGCTGATTATTTCACCAATACTCAGATTTCCGGCAACGCAATCACCTACTTCCTTCAGGGTGCTTACGAAGGCACTCCCGCTGTTACCGCACAGAGCGCAAAGAAGCCCGCGAACAGCACTTCGTTCACCGGCACTACGCTTGCACTCAGCAAGATTGCCGCTTACATCAAAGAGACCGATGAAATCATCTATGATGCTCCCTTCCTTGCAAGCGAAGTCGAGAATGCTCTCGTTTATCAAATTGGCAAGGTTGAGGACGCTACTGTTGTAGGTGCTATTGCCGGCACAAGCGGTCTCGGCGTAATCGAACTCGGCTCAGGCGACACCCTTGCGGACGGTATCCTTAACGCTATCCTTTCAATCAAGGGCGGCTCCGCTTATGACGCTTCTGTTGTTCTTGTAAATCCCGCCGACCTCTTCGCTCTTATGACCGCGAAGGATGATAACAAACAGTATCTCGGCGGCGGCTATTTCACCGGCGCTTACGGCAATGGCGGTTATGCTATGCCCGCTACTATCTGGGGTGTTCCCGTAGTAGCCGATTCAGCTATCACTCAGGGAACCGCACTTGTTGCGGCTCGTGAAGCTGTTAAAATCTGGAAGAAGGGCGGCATAGATGTAAGGCTGTTTGAGCAGAATGAGGATGACGCTATTTATAACAGAGTTACCCTTGTCGGCGAAGAGAGACTTGCTTGCGCTGTTGTTGACCTTAAAGGCGTTTACGCAGTAGCTCCCGAAGAATCCTAATTTAAGGAGAAAAAGACCGCTTCTTCGGAGGCGGTCTAAATCGCTATGAAAATAAGCGTGATTGTTCCGTTCTATAATTCAGAAGAATGGCTTGAAAGATGTTGCGAAAGTTTGAAACAAGACGGAGATTTCGAAGTGATTCTCGTTGACGATTTCAGTTCCGACAATGGAAAGGAAATTGCAGAGAGTTATGACTTTATTGTGCTTGAAAATAAACATAATAAAGGAGTAAGTGGCGCGAGGAACACGGGAATTGATTATGCTTCAGGAGAGTGGATAACTTTTCTTGACGCAGATGACGAAATGCTACCGAACTCTTATAAGACATTTACGAAAGCTATCCGAGATGCAAACATAATACAGTTAAGTCACAGACGATTAAAATGCGGTGCCGAGAGGAAAGCCGGATGTATTGAAGGGACTTATCCCCTCGATAACTTGCCAAATTATTGGTGGGGTGTATGGAATAAACTTTTCAGGGCGGATTTTATCAAAGATATCCGTTTTGACGAGACTTTACAATACGGCGAGGATGGAATGTTTGTTCTTGAATGCCTGAAAAAGGACGGAAAGATATATCACGCGGAGAGAGAACTCGCAACAACTTTACACAGATTTGATAATTCGGAAAGTTTATCTCATTCAAAAACTCCCGAAGATGTGATAAATCAATGTCACGCCTATGAGGAGTTTTTGATGAAACAAGACAATCCGAAACTGAAAACAGTTGTCGCGGGCGAAATGGTGAAACTATGGGACAGAATAACAAGGATGTTGTCTATATCCTGAAGAGTGATATTCAGCCGGACGAATTGAAATATTCTCTCCGCTCCTTGAAGAATTTCCCGCATAATAAAGTGTGGTTTTTCTGCGGATGTCCTTTCGGAATAAAGCCGGATGTGTATGTTCCTTTTACACAAGAAGGCAAAACGAAATGGGAGAAAGCAACCTCAACTTACAGAGTTATCGCCAATAGTGATGTCAGTAATGACTTCTGGCTGTTTAATGATGACTTTTACATTTTAGAGGAAATCGAAACTTTACCGATGATGTATCGGGGAACTTTGAAAGAGAGAGTTGAGGAGCTTCAATCAAAAGGCGACTCTTCCTATTGTAAGAAATTGGACGAGGCGAGGGTTGAATTGGAATCCAAAGGATATACTTCGTTAGACTACGCCCTTCATGTTCCTATGTTAATCAACAAGCAAAAAGCACTTGAAGTATTAAATACATTCAAAAGTCCGATGTTCCGCTCACTTTATGGAAATTATGTCAATGCGGGCGGAGTAAAGACCGATGATGTGAAAATCTACAACGGATGGAGTTTGCCGGAAAAAGGTCAAACCCTTCTGTCAACTTCCGATGTTTCATTCAAGATTGGAGCTGTCGGAAACTATATCAGGGACAGGTTCCCCGAACCGTCCAGATGGGAAGTGATTAAATGAAAATCTATATTTTGCCCGATGGCCGCAAATGTTATTTCGATGAGGACAAAGTCCCTGAAGGCGCGGTTTTAGCTCACCCGAAGAAAAAGGTTGAAAAGGTTGAGGAAAAGAAGGCCGCTCCGAAGAATAAGGCAAAAGCTCCTGCGAATAAGAGTAAAAAGGCGGCGAGCAAATGAGCATTTTAACGCCGTGGGGATACACTTTAACCACATTAAATTCGCTTGACAGCATTATATCAGTTCAGGATTTCAACACGATGACCGCTTCAAAGTATGCCACAGACTCAAGACTTCAATCGGTTCTTAATTCTGCAAGTCAGATGATTAGGGACTATTGCGGATGGCATCTTTGCCCTTCTACTTCCTGTGAGTTCAAGACCACATTTTACGATAACAGAGTAACGGTCAACAGAGACATTTTGATTCAGTTGCCCGCAAGATTCGTAACGGGAATAACGAGTGTAAAAATCGGAGACACCTATTGTCAGAGTTATGTATTCGAGACAAACGGGATTCTCCGTATTTATGAGTATAATTTATATATTCATCCTTCAACTTCGATTGAGGTTGAATACACAGCCGGAGTTCCCGATGGTTTAGCAAATGCCTTAAAGGACATAGCAGGAAACAAAGCGGTGAAAGCTCTTGTAAAAGTCAATGGCGTTTCGGCAGAAATGGTCGGAAGTATGCAGATAAGCTACAATTCGGCTTGGATGAATGAAGCGGCAGGAATCGGCGCGGTTGAGAAGTCTGTTTTGAATCCTTACACTTTGAGGGGGGTATTCTGATGCTCCCTTCTTGGTGCGATGATACGATCGTTATTTCAAGGCCGAAGAAGGTTAATTCGAGAGGCTCTTTGATTGACGATTGGTCGAACCCTACACAGACCACAGTGAACGGATGCTCAGTTCAGCCTTCATCCACTTCGTTGAGTATGGACGGCCGAGTGTTAGGAATAACTGACAGTTGGACCGCTTATCTTCCTTCGGGAACGGATGTCAAGGAAGGGGACAGAGTTACATTCAACGGACAGACTTTTGTTATTAATGGTGCGCCGGAGCCGAGACACTCCCCAATGGGAAGAATATCGGGCATTCAACTTAACCTGAAGAGGTGGTCGGGTTGAAACAAATGAAAATAGAGTGGATTCACGAAGGCTTTCAAGAGATTCTCTGTTCTGAGGGCGTGGGCAAAGTCTGCGAGGAACAGGCAAAGAGGATTCAAGAGAATGCAAATTCGGAACTCACTTCGGAAACTTCGCTCGGCTTTTCTATGGGCGGGCGAATCGTCAACGCATACGGTTCAAAAAGATGGATGTATTTCGTAAATACAACTGACTATGCGACAATGTGTGCGGAGGCAATAGACCAAGCATTAAGCAAGGCGGTGAATTGATGCAGATAATTATACCTATTGATATAGAGGATGCAATCCGTTCAATATTAAGTGAATATATTACTGCGTTTTGCAGACCTCTTCCCGCAACTTATTCGCTTCCGAATATCCTTGTGACTTCCGTAGGAGGCTCGCAGGAGACGGATTGGAACGGAAGAGACCAAGCAGATACATTCACCGTCAATTTAACTTCAAGAGGAGAAACCGAGGCTTCTGCGCTTGACTTGTTAAGGACCGCAATCGGAATACTTAAAGAAAGTCAGGGCGGAGTTCTTTCAAGAGTTTCGGTTAATTCTCAATATTCATGGGGCAACGATCCGCAGAGACCTGACCTCGCCATGTGCGGAGCTACTCTGATAGTGGTCGCAAGGCCTCAGACCGCAACGGTCGAAAAAATAGAATCATAGGAGGACAATTAAATGCCTACCAACAAAGCAAATTTCGGCATCGGTGATGCCACGGGTTATTTCGGTTACGGCGTAGCAGGAACGGCGGCAACAGTTTCAACTGCAATTCTCATTTCGCAGGATGGTATTACTGCTACCTTCCCGACACACGAAAGCCTTAAAGATTGGTCGAATGAAGTTATTCGCTCCATGCCGGGCGAGGACCTTCCGACCGTTCAGGCGAATTTCATCACAACTTCGTCTGACATTTTCACTCTTCTTTTTGAAGGCACTACCATTGACGCGAATACCACTCCCACTCCGCGCTCATTCATCTTCCAGATGGTTGACGGAGACGATGTTATCACTTATTCAACCCTCAACGGTGTTATCACCGAGGTTGCAGATGTGACATTCGCTCCGAATGAGGTCATCACATGGACCGCGACAATCGAAGCGGGAAGCTGGACTATTTCAAAAACAACTGAATCTTAATTAGTAAGGAGAAGGCAAAATGGAAATCACATTAAAGAAACCTGAAATTGAAACTCTGACAGTAAAAATCGGAGATTCATCTTTTGAAATCCCCCTCGGCAATTCCCTCACCATAGACGAATACGAAGGCTTAGGCACTTTTGAGGGGACAGTAAAATTCTATAAGAAATACATCCCCGAAAAGATTGCAAAAGACTTAACATTCGCCGAGTATAACCAGATTACTGAAGCGTGGGCGGAAGCAACGCGGAAAGCGGGCAAGCTCGGCGTGGGGGAATGATAAGCCTTGCGGCGTTCATAAGAGAGCATCGCGAGGCGGTAAACTATGACCTGCTTACACAAACAGGATATAGTCTTGATGATGTCGGGCGCGGGCTGTCTTGGTCTGCGCTCGATAGTTTTATAAAGAATACAAGTCCAAATGGAGCTTTGATTCGCGAAATGAGACCTGATATATTTCAATGGTCCTCAACGGCGAAAACGAATGCTCTGTTGGCTGATATATACGATATGCTTGCGGCCATCAACGCGAATCTGTGTGCAAAAGGCTCAGGCAGAAAACCGAAGCGCCCGAAGCCTTATCCGAGACCGGGCGGAAACAAACAGCAGAAACACATCGGAACTGCGGTCTCGATAGAAGAATTGAATCGCAGAATATTCGGCACCAAAGAGGTGAGTTAATTGGCGGGAATGATAGAGGTTGCAAAAGCCACGGTCACTATTGTCCCAAATATGCAAGGCTCTCAGAAAACAATAACGGAAGATTTGACGGGCGTAGCGGCATCCGCAGGAGAGAAAGCGGGCGAAGCGGCAGGCAAAGGAATGGCGAAATCCGTCGGCAAAGCGGCGGCAGGAGCGGCAATAGCGGCGAAGGTCGGCTCGGCTATGGCGGATTCGTGGAAAGAGGTTGATGCTGCACTTGATACAGTTGCGGTTAAGACGGGAGCGACAGGAGAAAGTCTTGACAGTTTAGGCAATTCAATGAAAAAGGTTGCCGCTTCCCTTCCGACAGATTTTGAGGCGGCGGGAGATGCCGTAGGCGAGGTTAATACAAAATTTCAGTTGACGGGCAAAGAACTTGAAGATTTATCCGCACAGTTTATAAAATTCGCAACGATAAACGATACGGATGTCACAAATTCGGTTGATAATGTTGCCAACGCATTGAATGCTTTCGGGCAGGATTCCTCAACGGCTTCTGAAGTTCTGGATGCGATGAATGCGGCAGGACAAGCAACGGGAATCGGAATGGACGAACTCGGAAAGGCCTTGCAGAAGAACGCGGGAACATTCGTTCAGTTAGGTTTGAGCGTTCAGGATGCGGCGGGTTTAATGGCTACATTTAATCAAGCCGGTCTCACGGCGGCAGACACCTCGGCGGCATTAAGAATGGCGTTGAAAAATTCTGCAAAAGCAGGAATGACGATGAATGAGGCAGTCGCAAAATTCGGCGAGACAATGGATAGCGACAAATCCTCAGTTGATAAATTGCAGGCGGCCATTAACCTATTCGGAGCGAAAGCCGGTCCTTTGATTTATAACGCGTTTGAGAACGGAAAGATAAATGCAGAATCATTCTCTCAGGCTATGTCAGATGTCGCGGGAAATGTCTCGACCACTTTTGATGCTACTATTGATCCAGCAGACAGATTTCAGCAAGCTATGAATAGTCTCAAAACAATAGGGGCGGAATTGCTTGATGCTGTAATGCCCGCTTTCAATGCGATTCTTGATGTGGCAATCCCGGCGGTGCAGAAAATATCTGAAGCGTTTACAAATCTTCCTCAGGGAGTTCAAACGGCTATTGTAGCTATTGGAGGAATCGCGGCGGTTGCCGGTCCTCTTGTTTCCCTTGCAGGAGGAATTTCGGGAGCATTTGGAAAGCTCGGAGGCTTATTCAGTTCAATAGGCGGAACGGCTTCAAGCGCGGCGGGCGGTCTCTCGACAGTAGCTTCATCGGCAGGAACAGCGGCAACGAGCGCGGCCTCTGCCGCAGGAGGATTCGGAGCTATGGCGGGTGCGGCCTTGAAGATTGTCGCTCTCGGTGCGGCGTTTGCTCTTGTAGGAGCAGGACTTAAACTCATGGCGGACGGAGCGGTCGCAATAGGTCAGGGCGGTTTCCCTGCGGCAATGGCTCTTCTTGAAATGGCGGCGGCGGTTGCGGCTCTGATGGGTGTAGCGGCTTTGCTCGGTCCTGCACTCACGGCGGGAGCTTTGGGAATAGGCGTATTCGGCGCGGCTATTCTCGCAATAGGCGGAGGCATAGCCTTAGCTACAACGGGAATCGCGAAGTTAGTTGATGCGGTCGGCAATCTGATGGAAAAGACCAAAGCCGGAGGCGAAGGCCTTAATTCAATGGTCGATGCTGTCAAGAGATTAGGCGAAATCAATGTCTTTGATGTCGCTTCGGGAATGAGTTCAATAGGCAAAGGAATAAAAGATTTGAGCAAGAACTCTGAAGATATAACGGCAACAGCAACAGCAACAGACACTCTGACAACTGCTATGACCTCTCTTATGTCAACAGCTATTCCGGCGGTTGAAAAGTTAGCTGTCAGTATGAGTTCCGTATTAGCTTCAATCAAAGAAGATTTACAAGCTCTTTCCGATGCGTTCAAGAATACGAAACTTGAATTTAATACTCAGTTAGCTCTTCCTCATTTCAAGATGTCAGGTAAGTTTGACGCGAAGAGCGGAACGGTGCCGACAGTAAATGTTCAATGGTATGCCCAAGCGGCAGAGCAGGGAGCAATATTTACTTCGCCTCAGTTGATTGGCGTAGGTGATGCTTCGCAGCCTGAAATGTTAGTCGGCGAGAGGACACTTTACGATAACATTAAGGATGCGGTCGGTCAGAACGGTGATGTTTATGTCTATATCGGAGACCAACAGCTTGACGCAATTATCCAAAGGAACAATCAGAGAAAATCAATAAGGAGGGGTATAAGTGGCGCATATTGATTCTTTCAAGATAGGAAACACGGCGGTTGTATTGAATGACGATGAATACAGCGAAACTTACTCCTCTTATGAATACACAAACACAACCGAAGCAGGAACAACCCGAAGAGACGCGGTCAGAGTAGGATTTATGAGCGAATTGTCAATCTCAATTCGAACCGATTCTACTACAAAGTCCGTATTCGACCAAGCTGTTAAAGAGGATTCTCTTACTCTTACATTATATAAAGAAGGGGCAACAACAACTTGGACTTGTTTCATGACGGACTATAAAACGAAGTTAATCAGAGACACTTCAACAACGGTCTATTGGGAGTTATCCTGCGTATTTAAGGATTTGGAGGAGAGTTAAATGTATGAGCCTTCAAATAATTTTTATACAGATGTAATTCAGAATCAGGTCCGAAGGGTAAATTGGAGCGGAACGATAACAAACGGAACGAGTTATTCTTTTTCCGCAAAGGATATTATTTCGGGCGAAATCATAAATGAAGCATCCGGCTCGAATATGGAAATCGGGACAGTTTATTCTTCGGAGCTTAATATAAGTTTATATGTTGATGAAATAGGAATCCCGCGCAATAAGATATACGGCGCGGAGATTTCCCTTTTCTGCACTATGACCGCAAACGGAACTTCGGGAATAATCCCGATGGGCGTTTTCACGGTAGTTGAGGCAACACAAAAAGGTCAGATCTGTTCTATTACGGCTTATGACAATATGTCTCTGTTTGACAGAGAATTTCCCATCACTTCGGGAATGGCTTCTCCTTATGAGTGGTTATTACTTCTTTGTGGAGATTGTAATGTAACATTGGGGAATACTGTCAACGAGATTGAATCCCTTCCGAATGGTTCATATAAATTGAGTATGAATTGGACGGATGATGCGAACACATACAGAGAGGTTTTAGCTCAGTTGGTGGCCGCTCTGGGAAGTTCCGCTCACATGGATAGAAACGGAAATCTCGTCTTGTTACAGCTTACGAACGGAAACTCGGTCGCAACGATTAAAGCGAATGACAGATTTGATTCGGATATAGCTCATACAACTTGGTCTCCTTCGTCTTTCTTTGTAACAAATAAAGAGACGGGTGCGGTTTCAAGTGCAGGATCGGGGCAGTTAGCTTTCAATCTTGGGGATAATGCTTTTCTTCAGGGACCGGGTTATACCTATGACGAAATAACAAACGAATTGACGGGGACTTATTCTGTCAATGATATGTTGACGAATATTTACAATTCGGCGAGGACACTTTCAGTAGTTCCGATTGAAGCCGAAATTCCTCTTGATCCGTGTCTGGATTTATTCGATGTAGTCACTCTCACGGGAGGACAGGCGAACAACACAAAAGTTTTCATAACATCATTAACTCACAGCATAGGCGGAGCTTCCGAGATAAAATGCGCCGGTGCGAATACAACCGAGGAATCGTCAATCTCTTCGAGAGGTTCTTCGGGTTCAAAAGACGATTGGCTCTGGGTTTCGGGTGCGATAAATAGCGGAACGAAAGTCGCAATAACAACCTCTCAGACTTGGGGAGATGTTTTACCAAAGACTTGGGATGAGATTCGCGCTTCAACTTGGGGCGAATTATACAACGGCGGCTCTTGGGTATTGTTAGAATACTTTGAGAGATATTTCAATCAAGACTTAAATCTCGGAGTAATCGGATTGACTACAAATTATCAAGTCGATAAAGATACGAATGTCAGATTCAAGATAACGATTGAAAAAATGGTGGGGATATCTTGGACGCAAATGAGCCAATGGACTTGTAACGAATACGCCCTGAGAGGTTATCATACTACAACCTTAGTCGCTCCATTTGGGATATTAAACAATTCTGACGCCTTATACAGAATTTCAGCGTATATGTCGGGATTCGATTTTGATGATGAGGACACAATCTTGACGAAATCTGAAATCGAGGCTCTCATTTCGGGAGGTGAAAGCTCATGATTCAAGTTCTGAATGCTCAATCCAGGCTTTCGGGATGGGGGCATTATGCAGAGCCGAAAACATTAACAATAAACAAAGTTCCTTCTCCTTTTGTGGTGGGAGAGACGGTTGATATTTCAGTTACAAGAAGCGCGAGAGGTTTATCGTTATTTTTTACTGACGGAACGGTTCTTGATTATTTAGTGGGTGATAGTCTTTTACCGACATTTAATCAGGCTACTATATGGAGCGTTCCGGCGGAAGGCTCAACTATTCCTGCGGGTTTAGATTATGTCGAGATTCACGCCTCTTATACCACGAAAAGCGGAAAGATTATAAATGCAGTTCCCGCAAAGGTTCCCGTGGCTGTTCCAACGGAAATGAGAATTGCAGTTCCCGAAGAACCTCTGATTCGAGAGGGAAGATATCTGAATACCGGCAATTCGTGGTATGACTATATTTCAACAATAACGGGAAACGAGGTCAGAGGCGTTAATAATGCCATGAATATAAATGCCTCGGTTTATGTCTATTGGAAGGTGGGAACGAAACTTGTCGCAATTACGGAAGTTGAAAAGCCGAGGGTGTATAGTGGATTCTGGTCGAGTTCTTACTCGGCAGGAAATTATTCTGTCGGAGTGGGCGAGATTTCTCAAAGCGCGACATTTACCCGATATCAAAGCTCAAATGATGAGGGTGAGGAAATCACTCTTGAAAATGCCGCAAAGATAATTCTCGAAGCGACAGTAAAGGGATATACTCTTCAGACCGAGACTTATTTCCAAACAAACCCGATTGTCGAGTGGGGTTATTTTAATCTTCCGACAACTTACGAAACGGCTCATACCGAGACGGTGACAGTTGAGGCAAATTCAAGAGTAAGATTCAAAGACGGGGTTTATATGGTCGGAAGATATGACGGACTGTTTTATCTGCCGATATTCTTCCGTTATCAGACCAGCGGCGGATGGTATGAGTCTGTAACCTCAGACACCTTCTCGGTCGGAGACGATATCGGCGGCACAATCAAACAATACAGTTTAGAGACGAGAGTTGACGGAACTTTGACATATAAAACTTCGGACGATAGACAATATTATTGCTTCCCCGGCACTCTCGGAAATCCCGGCGCGATTGTATGGTCTGAGGTTACATAAGGAGGTAAAGTATGGCAACGCAAACTACAAATTATAACTTAGTTAAACCTGATTACACCGATCCCGTAGATGTTTCAGTATTAAACGATAATTCGGACATTATCGATTCGACATTGGCAGCCAAAGCAAATTTGGTCGGGGGCAAGGTTCCCGCTTCGGAATTGCCCTCCTATGTTGACGATGTTATCGAGGGTTACTACTATGAGGGGGACTTTTATGAGGATTCAGGTCACACAACACCGATAACAGGAGAAGCGGGCAAAATCTATATCGATTTAGATACAGAAAACTGTTACAGGTGGAGCGGTTCAGTATTTATTCAAATCTCCTCCGCTTCAAGCGAATTTATCGAACTCTGCAAAACCGAAATCGGCGTTGATTATTCAATATATACGCCCTTCGAGATATTGCAGATGAAAGCTGACGGCATAGGAATGACCTATAAAGGCAGAATAGTCACAACGATATCGGCGTTTGAAAACGATGTTTTTGTGTATTACTGGTCGCAAAACGAACTTTATTCTGTAAGAATTGCTCCAAATAAGACCACTCAATTAAACGGCGAGGGCGGCACATTTCTCGGCAACGAACGAATAAAGCTAACCGGTATTGAAACGGGTGCGCAGGTCAACGATATAATTGATGTTCAGGACTCGCAGGGAAATTCTCTTGTAAATAACAAAATCGCAACGATTCCCGTTTCGCCCGGTTCAACCATCACCGATGTTCAGGTGAACGGGACTTCGGTTGTCAATGTTCAGGGCGTGGCAGAGGTCACAGTTCCCGTTCAAGGCACCATCACCAGCGGCTCAACGGGATACGCAACAGGCGGAGATGTAAAAACCTATGTTGACACGCTTGTCGGAAACGCAGACACACTTCTCGGAAGCGGGGTGATTTCGTGAGTATATCAAGTAAAACACAAAGTTTAATCACAGCCGCCAACTCGGTAACGGGTGAGAGCAGAACAGACTTGACAAGTGCCGTTCAGGACTTGAAAGACGGATATGGACAGGGCGGTGGAGAGATAATACAGCAGACCAAACAAATAATACAGTTAGATGAAACAAGAGCAATATACTTGCCTTACAACAAAAGTTATGGCGGTTTTAGAAAAGTCAATAGCAGTTTCGACGCACTAATTATCAACTTCACAAATATAACCGATTATTTCAGAGTGGTTATTAAAGCGAAAATTTCTTCAAGTAGTTCTTTCAGCAATTATCCCGTTCTTATAGGTTCAAGTGACGAAAATGCAGGTTGGGGTGGTTGGCTGTTTTTTGACAGAACACAGGCAATATGGCAGTTTTCAAGTGCAAGCGGAAATCGTAGTGCTGTCGCTCCATTTACGACTTATGACACTTGGCTGTATTTCTGTGCGGTGGTTAAGAGCAACGGGGATATGCTTCTTAAAATCTATGATGATAACGGGCAAGTGATTACAAGCGGCTCATCAAGCGGTGCTTTCAACCCTCGCAACAATACAAGTTATTACACAACATACTTCGGGCGAGAAGGTCAATACGGACAAGGACTAACAGGAAACGCCAACCTTACAGAGACCTTTTTTGACATTGATGGGACTTTTGTATGGGGTGAAGCAAACAGCAAAACGCAAAATATGGGATTGGAGGTATAACTATGCAACCTATACTTGACTTTATTAAACAACTGTGGCAGGCGTTCGTTGAGAGCGGGCTGGCAGAGAAGGGCTTGGATATGCTCGGCAGGATTATTACATACGACAGCACGGAACTGATACAGTATATGTGGGACTTTATCAATACTCTGTTCCCGAATG